CTCAAGCGCGGACCCAATGAAAAGCCTGTTTGGACCGAGCGGAGATTCGACTCCCGCCGAGTTCGGAACTCTGGTATCCAAAAACAAAAGCCCGGCCATTGCTGACCGGGCTCCAAGTCTTCTAACGATGCTACGCCTTAACCTACCATCTTGCGACGACCGACCTGAGTGCGTTCGACTTCCGACTTCATGGCTCCAAGCCAATCCGAAAGCGTCGATCGTCCGATATATCCGAACCGTTCGATCAATGCCGCCCGGAGTTCTTCTTGGCTGGTGAACCGTTCGCCGGAATCGATCCGGCTCCGAATGTCCGCCAGAACGTCCGCTTTGCGAGCAGAGCCCCGTTTTCCGGGCTTCGGACCGTTCGGCGAATTGTTCGGCGGAGGGTTAGTCGGACGGACGAACGCAAGAATGTCCGCCGATTGGCGATTGTCCGGCTGAGGTCCGAACAGTGCGGCTTTCGCCTGCTCGATTTCGACCGAACGAACAGGGAAGTCGGATTGTCCGGCAGTGTCAATGGCCGGAGCGGCAACTTGTAAGGAAGACTTACAGGTTGAATGCGCACCGAACGCAATCAGCGTTCCCGCCAACCCGTTGGCTCCGATCGACAGTAGTCCCGCCATGATCAGATCAAGCGCCCATGCTGGGAGCCCGAGACGATCAGCAAGCGGCGTTGCAGAAGCCGGGAGAGGATTAGCTTCGACTTCGGCCTTTGCGGCTTCTATCGCAGCAGCATGAAGTTTCTGAGCCTCCGTAGCGGCGGCGGTGACTTCGGCGTCAGCTTTAGTAGCGCCAGCCTTGAGGCCGTTGCAGATGGTTTTGCACCGTCCGCCAGTCCGAAGTTCAAGCTGGTAGGCGGCTTGTGCTTTCGTCTGAGCGGCGAGAGCGAGCGTCAACCGCTGGGTTTGATTGTGGGAATTTTCCACAATCCCGAGATTGTCGAGCGCCTTCGTATGCTTTGCCATTGCGTCTTTCAACGGAGCCGCACCGTTCTCGCGTTCAACCACGATCCGTTCAGCAGTGGCAGAGAAGTTGAAAAGTTCGCCTGCTACCAGTGCAGCGATGATGACGAGGCCGATCTTACCGGCAACGCCAGAACCGACAACACGAGCACCGGCAAACACACCGAGGCTCAAAGCAGCAACGAGCATGGCATGGGAAGAAAACCAGCCGCCCGTGTTCAACACATTAGCGTTGGTAGATGCGGCCAGGATTGCCACCCCAGTGAGCGTTGCAAGTCCGGTAGGAGTTGATATATTCAGTTTCATGGGTTTCAGCCTTGTGTAAGAAGGTTGGGATCAAGAGGCTCGCCGCCCGGATCAGGGGTTGCGGGCCTCGACTTTAGATAGCGCTACGCTGCGCTACATTCAACTACATTCCCATATTTATTCAATCACATTTTCGTGTATTGTATTGTAGCGCTGTGTAGTTCACAAGCAACCTATGAACAAAACGCTCCCATTTTCTATGCGGCTCGATCCTGAGCTAAAGGCGCAGCTTCAAAAGCTGGCGGAAAAGCAGAACCGGAGTCTCACGAACTATGTGGAGACGGTTCTGAGACAACACGCCGACGCTGAGAGGAAGCGCAAATGAAGGGCAACCAGATACCGTCCGCACATGAGGCCGTGAGCGAAATCCTCGATATGTTGGAGAGCGTCCATAAATGCTTAGGCGATGGCTCCGGCATAACCCCTGAGCGCATTGAAGCCGTCCGCGCATGGGTAAGACGGGAACGATGCGCTGATTTCAATACAGGTGGTTGAAGTCATTGGCGTTGTAACTCGCCATACGGAAATGGGCATGAGGGTTACAACCTAAATAAATTCAATGGGCGAGAAGGGGAGAAAGCGGCGATGAGCCCCACGACAGTTCCATCTTATCAGCAGCGGTGGCAGGAGATGCAGAACGAGGCGAAAGAGTACCTCGCAGCCTACAAGCGCACAGGACACAATCCGGTTGAGGAATCCTACATGTGGTGGCAAGGAAAGCGCTACACGCAAACGCTGATGGGTCTGGGATATTGCAAAAAAATAGTGAACGGCGTCGTGGGAGGAGCGTGGGCACCGGGGCTTATTAACGTAACGCTCCTCGACCAAGACACTGGAGAGTATTGGACTGTCGTATGCCGGAATCGGCCATAGACGACCGCGTTCAGATTGGAGGCTTAGCCGGAAATGAACGAGGAGTTTGAAAAGAAGTATCCGGGCTGGTGCGCGTTGGGCTATGGGCTCGTCGCAGTGGCGACGCTTGTCTTCATTTGGAATTCAGATTGGTTGATAAGCCTGCTACCGAAATAATCCTCACTTTTCAGAAATTGCCGGGAATAGGCACTAACCATTTGACAAATTACATAGATTTGCTATTCTAGGTGCTTCGGCTTTCCGATAATTTCAAAAAATCTGCTGAAACATTCCGATTGTTGCTGAAATGCACTGGTAATTCCGGTGGAACCGTAGTAAGCATAAGCCACACTGGACGTTCCACCCGCAGCCGCCGAAGCACCCGCTTTAGGCGGTTTTTGTTTGTTCGGCGCCGCCCATCACCGCTCGAAGACGCAACCGGCAAGCTGGGACACTTTCCAAATGAGAAAGCCAGAGAGACGCGGTTCGCAGATCAGCGGAGGTGGGCACTAGGATGGTCATCGCTGGCGCCGCGCTCATCACAATCGCAGCAATCCTGACAGATCACCTGGGTTACGCTTTGATATTCGGACTGGTAGGAGCGGGACTGATCGGGATTGAATGGGCAACCCGGAGACTGGACGATTGAGCACGGCCTTTGCCGGCATCGTCGCCCTACTTGGAGTTGCGGCTTGTTACTTCTGCATTAGGGCCATGAGGTCGGGGAAATGACCGGCATTACAATCTTTCTGCTGATCGCCTCGGTCGTCTTCATTTGCGCATACAAGTTCTTTTAATCCTCAAAAGGATCAACGCCAATGACAAAGCCTCCGAAGAAACCCGCCAAGCCGATGCCGAAGCCCAAGGGCGGCAAGTGCTGAGATGACACCGGAGGAACAGGCCGACCTCAACCGCAGGGTCCAGACCTTAGAGCACCAGCACACAGCGCTTCTCGCGACGATGGAGAAGATCCTGCGTAGGCTGACAGCTTTGGAGCAGGCGAAGGGCGCCGTTTCTTGAGCAGAGGCAGGCCAACGAAGTACAGCCCGGCCTTGTGCGAACGTATTTGCCAAATGCTGGCTGATGGTCAAACGCTCAGGGCTATTTGCCGGGCGCCGGACATGCCTGAAGAAGCCACCGTAAGGTCTTGGGCGCAGGACCCAAAACACGAGTTTTCTACGCAATACGTGCGAGCGCGCGAGATCGGCTACTTAGCTATGGCCGATGACATCATTGAAATCGCTGACGGAAAAGGCTCCGACGTCCCGCCGGTTGAGGGCGAGGATCAGATCTCAGCTTCCGACAAGGTTCAGCGCGACCGGCTTCGTGTCGATACGCGCAAATGGCTGCTCGCTAAGGCGCTGCCGAAGATCTTCGGAGAAAAAGCGGAACTGAATGTCACCGGCAATCTCAAGCATAGTGACGCATCAGAGCCAGTATCGGACACTCATCGCTGGGCTACTGAAATGCTCGGAAGGCCAACGCCGGGCGCGGCTAAGAAATCTTTGCCGAACTGACCTTTTTTTCCTGCTTCGTTACGGGCTCGGTCGGGCAGATGCCGATAACGATTGGTGCTTCGCCAGATGCCGGGAAGTCCAGGCCGAGCCAAACGGACGTTTGGACCTCTGGGCACGCGAGCACTACAAGTCCACGATCATCACGTTCGCGCTGACGATCCAGGACATTCTAGCCTCGCATGGCGAAGATCCGATCGTTGACGAGGAAGTGACTGTCGGACTGTTCAGCCATACCCGGCCGATCGCCAAGCAGTTCCTCCGCCAGATCAAGACCGAGTTCGAGCGTAATGAGACGCTGAAGACCTGGTTCCCTGACATCCTTTGGGCCAACCCCCAGAAGGAAAAAGGCACCAAATGGTCCGAAGACGAAGGGATCGTCGTCAAGCGTCAGACCAACCCCAAGGAATCCACGATCGAGGCTTGGGGGCTCGTTGATGGCCAGCCGACATCGAAGCACTTCAAACTCGCCGTCTATGACGACGTGGTGACCCGAGAGAGCGTCACGACGCCGGATATGATCAAGAAGACGACGGCGGCTTGGGAACTATCTCGCAACCTTACCGCGATCGGCGGAGCATCCCGCTACATCGGTACGCGCTATCACTATTTCGACACCTACGCGACGATGATGGAACGCGGTATTCGCGCCCGGATTCACCGCGCGACGGTGGACGGGACAGAGTTCGGCGTACCCGTTTTCCTACCCTCCGAGGTTCTGGCGCAAAAGCGCATCGAGATGCAGGAGACGTTCTCCGCTCAGATGCTTATGGAGCCAAAGAGCAAGAAGGACGCCTACTTCAAGCCAGAATGGTTCCTCGAACGCTATGTGACGCCGGAACAGGCAGCGTCCGGCATGAACTCCGAGGGCAAATACCGGATTCTGCCGTCCAACCTTCACAAGTATGGCGCATCAGATTACGCGACCAAGCAAGGGCGCGGCGATTATACCGTTCACGGGGTCGTCGGAAACGACATCCAGGACGATATCTACGTTCTCGACCTTTGGCGCGAGCAGGCAGAGTCGAACGTCTGGGTCGAAGAATTCATCACACTGGCCTTGAAGCACAAGCCTATGAAGTGGGCCGAGCCGAAAGACCAGATCAACAATTCTCTCGGGCCGTTCATCGATCGCCGGATGCGGGAGCGCAAATGCTACGTGCTTCGCGAACAATTCTCCGAGGCTGGAGACAAGACGCAGAAGGCGAGAGCCATCCAAGCCCGCGCGGCAATGGGGAAGGTTATTCTGCCTGCTTATGCGCCTTGGCTCGATGAACTCGTTGCCGAGCTGATGGCATTTCCGATCGGCGCCAATGACGATCAGGTCGATTTTCTGAGCCTCATCGGCCGGATGCTCGATGCGATGTTGGCACCGGCTGACGGCAAGAAGAAAGACGATCGCAAGAAAGACGGCTGGGCAAAGGCCTTCGCGGATCGCGAGGGATCAGGTTCAAACTGGAAAACAGGGTGAACAAACCGCTGTCTGGAATTGACCTAATCATCCAGCGCATCATCGCCCGCAAACTTGCAACCCTTCTCGCATCCCGGAAAAGGTAGCTCAATCTCTCATGGCCATTGACCCCAACGCAATGCTGCCCGCACAGGGACAGCAGCCGGGTACGCTTGCCCAGATGGCAGCGGGAGATTACGCCGGCGGCCAGACCATCGAGCCGGAAGCACCGGCTTATCAGGCCCCGATTGCGCACGCGACGCTTGTTCAGTGGTTTGAAGACTCCGAGGAAGCGACGATCGATAGCCGCTCCCTATCGGAACGCGACCGGGATTACGTCGACAACAAGCAGTTCACCGCATCCGAACTCAAAGCCCTAGAGAAGCGCGGCCAGCCTGCCATCGTCATCAACCGCATCAAGTCAAAGCATCAATACTTGATGGGGTATGAGGCGACACAGAGAACGCAGCCGCGAGGCTTTCCCCGCACACCGAACGATGAAGCCGCCGCCGATGCGTGCTCGGACGCTCTCCGCTTCGTCGGTGACAAGGCCGACATCACGCAACGGTTCTCCCAGGTCTGGGACAACATGCTGGTCGAGGGCTACGGCGGCGTTGAGCCCAAGGTCGAGCGCAACTCAAAAGACCCGAACAAGTGGGATATCAGCGTCGGTCAGGCGCATTGGGACCGCACGTTCTACGATCCCCATTCCCGCGAACATGATTTTGACGATGCACGCTACAAGGGCCTCGTCGTCTGGATGGACGAAGACGAAGCCTTGGCGATGTACCCCGATGCGCAGGAGATCATTTCACACACGATCTCCGAGGACGCCTATAAGACCTATTCTGACCGCCCGGCCTGGCGTCAGTGGGCCTCAGGCGGCAAGCGCAAGCGCGTTCGCATCGTGCAGATGTATTACAGCTTCGGCGCCCAGAAGGACTGGCACTGGTCGATTTTCACCAAGGGCGGTGTGATTCAGGAAGGCGAAGTTCCCTATCGAGACGACGATGGGGTTTCGCTTTGCCCGTTGATCCTGCAGTCGGGGTTCGTCGACCGCGAAAACAACCGTTACGGCTTTGTCCGGCAGTTGATCGGACCTCAGGACGAGATCAACAAGCGCCGCTCGAAAGCCTTGCACCTTTTGATGAACCGGCAGACCCGGAGCGTCAAAGGCGCGATCGATGACGTTGACCACATGAAGGCCGAGCTTTCCAAAGCCGACGGCCACGTCGAAATCAACAACCTCGGCAACGTCCCGGATGCGTTCGGGGTGATCGACACGACGGCGCAGCTTGCCGGCAACGTCGAACTTGCCAACGAGGCGAAATCCGAAATCGACCTGATGGGGCCGAACGCGGCGCTCGCCGGCAAGCAGGACCAATCTGCTTCTGGTCGCGCCGTTCTCGCCTCGCAGCAGGGCGGGCAGATCGAACTCGCGATCCTGATGGACCGCCAGCGGCATTTCAAGCACCGCGTCTACAAGCTGATCTGGGCCATGATCCGTCAGTATTGGACGGCCGAGACTTGGATCAGGGTCACGGATGACGAGAACAATCTGCGCTTCGTCGGCCTCAACCGTCCTGTGACGTTGGCGGAAGACCTGTTGAGCCAAGCCACGGACAAGGGCATCGATCCCGAACAAGCGCAGCAGCAGATGCGGCTCCGGGCGCAGCAAGACCCGATGTTCGCGCAGCAGCTTGGGCAACCCGTCCGCACCGAGCATGTCCCGGCTGATATGAGCATGGACATCATCCTTGACGACGTTCCTGACACTGCAAATATCCAGCAGGAACAGTTCAGTATGATGGTTGATCTCGCCAAAACAGGCGCGGTCCAGTTCACGCCGGAACAGTGGATCGAGATGTCCGGCCTGCACAACAAGGCGGGCATCCTCAAGAAGATGGGCGATCAGAAGCCCGATCCTGCGAAGCAGGCCGCCACACAGGCGCAGCTCGAAAAGGTTCTCAAGGATCTCGAAAAGACGAACGCCGAGATCGACAATCTCAAAGCGCAAGCGGCATTGAACTATGCGAAGGCGGATCAGACCGCAGCATCGACCGTCATTCAAACGCCGACGTTGCTTCCGCCGCAGTCCATTCCGCAAAGCCAGCCGCAGCCACAGGCTCAGCCGGTGCAACCGCAACAGGCCCCACAGCAGCAGCCGAACATCCGGCAGGTTTATCCGCCGCCGCAGCAAGCCTCGGGGTTCTAACTAACATATCATTCCGCGTTTCAGAGCCCGCCCTAACCCGGCGGGCTTTTTGTTTTGGTGCGTCCCGCCGCCGGGGAACGGGCGTCTCGCACACGCCAGCGACACAGGCGTTTTGAAGGACCACTCATGACAGCAACGACATTGGAGAGTCTTCTCGAAGGCGCCGTCCAAAACCTAAGGGCGGAGCAAACTTCCCCAATCGCGGAACCAGCGCACGAGCCAGAGCCAAGCGGCCCGGCCCCACAAGCTGCACCAGAACCGGAAGGGACGGGCGTAAAGGATGGGACGCCGCCATCTCATGAGGATGAACCCGCCGATGCCGAAGGCCGATTGAAGGCCCTGATAGGCGAACGGAAAAAGCGCCAAGAGACAGAGCAGAAGCTCAGCGAACGCGACAAAGAATTCGCTGAGCTCAAAAAGAGGTTGGAAGACGTTGAGGGACGCGGGCAACCGCAACCCCAGCAGCCGACACCGGCCGCCAAGCCGGCAGAGGTTCCTGATCCCTGGCTCGATCCTGAGGGCTATGCCCGGCATATCCAGGCCGAGACGGAGAAACGGACCTTCGCAACGCTCGTCACCGTCAGCCAGGGCGTCATGCGCTCGAAGCACGACGATTACGACGACGTTGAAAAGATCTTCCGCGACGAGTGCAAGTCCAATCCGTATCTCGCCAAGCAGCTTAGGGACTCGCCGTTTCCGGCGCAGTTTGCCTATGAGCAGGGCAAGAGACTGATGGCCTTGCGTGAGATCGGGGACGATCCCGCAGCCTTCAGAGCCAAGATCGAGGCCGAGTTCAAGGCCAAGCTCGAAGCCGAGAAAGCCGCACCGCCTCCCTCTGCTCAGCCGAGCCCGGCACCCGCCGCATCGGCACCTCCAACGCCACAACCGCCGCCCCCACCGCCGTCGTTGGCGGGAGTCACTTCGAGTGCGCCGCGCAAAGCCACGGCCAAGTTCGAAGGGCCGACGCCTCTGGATGCAATCTTAAAATAATGGAGGGCCATCATGGCCGAGACAGCAGTTCCCTCAGGTATGACCGTCCAGCAGTGGGACGATCAGTACTTCCAGGAATACTACAACAAGAACTGGTTCAAGAAATTCATGGGCACCGGGTCGTCGTCGATGATCCAGGTCCGTGAAGACCTGACCAAAAAGCCCGGTGACTCGATCACCTTCCAGTTGATCAACAACCTCACGGGCGCAGCAAAGGGCGCCACCGAGGACTTGGAAGGTCAGGAAGAAGACCTGATGCTTCGCTCGCACAAGGTCTCGGTTCTCGAATACAGCCATGCCGTCAAGTGGTCGAATTTCGAGGCCCAGAAGACCGCGATCGAGCTTCGCGGCGCCCATAAAGACGCATTGATGGCCTGGAACCGCCGTCTTGAGCGGGATCAGATCATCGCGGCCTTGATGTCGATCGATGGCGTTGCTTATGCTGACGCCTCGGAAGCCGCGAAGGACGCCTGGCTGGCGAACAACTCCGACCGGGTGTTGTTCGGCAAGACCAAGAGTAACAACGCCAGCAACGATCACTCCGCCGCGTTGGGCAACATCGACGCGACAGACGACAAGCTGACGCCCGGCGCCATCTCACTGATGAAGCGCATGGCAAAGCAGGCAACGCCGAAGATCACGCCGTTCGTGCCCCGCAGCGCCGTTTCGGACTCGGACGCTTATGTCCTGTTCGCAAACAGCTATGCGATGCGCGATCTGGCGAACGATACCACGTTCGTTCAGGCCAACCGCGAAGCTCGGGAACGTGGCAACTCGAACCCGCTGTTCGATAGCGCCGACTACCTTTGGGATAACGTCTTCATCTACGAGATTGAAGACATCCCGACGCTCGGTGCCGTTGGCAACGGTAGCGCCATCGTGGCTCCGGTGTTCTTCTGCGGCGCGCAATGCCTCGGAGAAGCCTGGGCCATGCGTCCGACGACGGTCGCCCGCAACGACATCGACTATGAGCGCAAAAACGGTCTGGCCATCAAGCAATGGTCGAAGATCGAGAAGCTGCGCTTTGGTTCGGGTTCGACCGATACGGCGAACTCGAAACAGAACGGCCTCGTTACAGGATATTTCAGCGCCGCGCTCGACTCGTGATGAGAGGGCGGGAGCGATCCCGCCTTTTCCTTTTCTCTTTTCCATTCATCGAAGGACCTCATCGCTATGGCAACAGTCACAGCAAATCAGAATGCCTTGCAGCCGCCGACTGGCGGGTTCCACGGCAACCTCAAGGTCGCCTACGGCAAGTACACCTACGGTGCAGCACCGAGCGCCAACGACCTCGCAAACCTGTTCAAGCTGCCGAAGAACGCACTCGTTGTCGGCGGTTATTTGATGACCGACGACATCGACTCCGGCACTGAGACGCTGGAAATCGATGTCGGCTGGACCGCTAACGGCGGCGCCCAAACGGACGGTGTGCGCACCAACGACGGCACGAGTTGGACCAATGACGGCTATCAGGCTGTCTCTGCCGGATTCGTTGACTCCGGTGTTCTCTCTGGTGATGCGATCACCGACCTTACGCCTGCGGGCCAGAACTTCCGCCCCTTCCAGTTGAAGACGGGACCGAAGTTCTTCACCGAGGAAACCCAGGTGCAGGCCAAGATCACCGCTGCGGCCAATGCTGGCGGCACCGGCACGGTCTACGTCGTCGCTCACTACATCATGATCTGATCATCACAAGCACAGAGGGAAGGATGGGCGTGGCTCTCAAGGCTGCGCCCGTCTTCTTTTTTGGCGAGGAGCCCAATCAATGAATGCCACCTTCATCGGCAATCCGGCAGATGAGAAGGACGCGGCAACGTCGATCAGAATGTTCGATGTTCTGTTTCCTCTCAATGTACCGGTTGAATTGCCGGAAACCTTGACGCCAGCACATGTGAAAAAACTGGCGGGTAACAGTCATTTCGTCGTCGAAGGCTACGAGCCAGAAGCGGAGGCGAAGCCAATCTCAAACGGCAGCATCGGCACCGATGCCTCGGCTGAGAATGTCTCGGCTGCTGCTGTCAGCACCATTGCGCGCGCAAAGCCCCGCCGGGCAAAAGCGGAGGGCTAACATATGGCGGCGTTCGCGAAGTTCAATCCTTTCGTTGAATATGCCTTCGAAAAGGCCGTCAACCTCGGCTCCGATACGCTGAAGGTGATGCTGACGAATACGGCGCCGACATCGAGCAACGGCCTTAAAGCCGACTTGACGGAGATTTCGTCGGGGAACGGCTACACGGCAGGCGGCACGGCAGCAACGATCTCCTCGTCGGCTCAGACATCAGGAACCTACAAGCTGGTGCTTGCTGACGTGGTGTTTACGGCCAGCGGTGGAAGCATCGGGCCGTTCAGATACGCCGTCTTGTACGACGACACGAGCACGTCAGACGTTCTGATCGGGTTCTGGGACTACGGGTCCTCCATATCGCTGGCTGACGGCGAATCTTTCACCGTGGATTTTTCGGCCGCAGACGGCGTGTTGCAAGCCGCTTGATTGATCGAAGGGATAACGCATGACCGCCATGTTCACGCCGGACGCCATGCGCGCCCGCTTTCATCAACTCAATGCTGAGATCAAAGACATTGAAACAAAATCGGCCCCTCTGCGCCAGGAATACGATCGCGTAGCGCAGACGATGGAAGCCAAGTGCAAGGAACTCGCTGCCAAGTTCAAGGCCATCGAGGAACCTCTGTTTGAGAAAAAAAAGGAACTCGGCCTTCTTGTGAAGGCCCTCGGCGGCAAAACCGGAAGCCCGAACTGAACCAGTTCACAGAGGCATAGAAGATGCTTGGATTTGCTGCCCTCGGTGCTGCGCCTCTCGGCCGTTACGACAGCGGCAAGCTCTATGCGCTTGAGGCCGAAGTCGGAGCGTTCGGTATTATCGGCTTCGATGCTGAAATCACCAGGACGCATCCCGATCTCGTCGCGGAATCCGGACTATTTGCGCTCACTGGCAAGAATGTCGGTCTGTATTACGGCCATCTTGTTACGGCGGCGCGTGGCACATTCAGCCTGACCGGGCAGGACGCCTCGTTTCATCGCAACTACGCGGTCAAAGCCGGAGCCGGATCGTTCAGTATCGCCGGAAAATCCGCCCAGAAGATCCGAACGTATATCTTTCCTGCCGGAGCCGGATCATTCAGCTATTCCGGCAAGGCCGCCAGTCTCGAACAAGGCCACGTTCTCAAGGCAGCGTATGGGGTATTCGTCGTTACCGGAGAGACGGCTGAGACGCTGCGGCAATACCCGCTGCACGCCGGCAACGGAACCTTCACGCTCACCGGCCAGTCGGCAGCGTTCGATTGGGTTCACATCCTGAAGCCCGAAGCCGGGGTGTTCGAAATTACCGGCGACGCGGGAGGCGGCACGAACCTCAAGCGGTTCAAGCGTCATGCGCGTCCGACCGGCTATGGCGTCACGCCAATGGCGGCAACGGCACTGTCGAGCGGTCCATTCCGCGCTCGTGGACAGGCAACCGGCCCGTTTCGCGTTCGTGCGGTTAGTGGAGACTGATCATGCTGGCGCCAGGTAAGCATTACATCGGTGACGTGATCCGGCTGGCCGTCAATTATTCGACCGCCGGCACCGACGTTGACCCGGACGGGGTAACGCTGTCGGTCATGCACCCGGATGGCGTTGTCGTCAGCTACGCTTACGGCACCGATGCCGAGATCGGCTATACCGATACCGGCGATTATTATTGCGACTACGTGATCCCGGAAAAATCGGGCCGCTATCGCTTTCGCTGGGTATCAACGGGCGACGGCACCACGTCCGCCCTTGAGGGCGATTTCCTCGTCCAGCATTCCGCGTTCTTCGACGACGTGCCGCGTCTCTATGGGTGCTAGCCAATGGCTTACGATCTAACCGATCTCGCGGAAGCCGTTCTGCGGCAGATGGCGGTCATCGACGCGACGGAAAGCCCGGACAGCGTTGACTCCGATTTCGTCATTGACGTTTACGACCAGAAATATGCCGAGTTGCAAGCGCCGGGATTGGAACTCGTCTACTGGAAGCAGGACGAAATTCCTGAGGCTATTTTTCTGACCATCCGTGACCTCGTTATCAACGAGTGCTCGGGGGCCTTTGGCGAGCCGACACCGCCTGAAACAAAGGATGCGCGGGAAACCATCATTCTCAAGCGCCTGCGCCGTCACGTCAGCCGTCCGGCAACAGGCAATCCGAACCGCGCGCAATACTTCTGAGGGGCCACATGGCAGAAACCCAGCTTTCCCTCGTTCCGCGTCTTGCCGATACGCACGCCAATCTGAGCGTGGTTGAATATCTCGAAGAATTTCTCGAAGCGGCCAAGGCCGGGGAGATCGTTGGCATTGCCATTGTCGGTTATGACAAAGGTCGCAGTATTCAAAGCGTTGCTATTCCCGGCGAAAACCCGACCCTGTTGCTTGGCGGTATAACCCGTCTGTCGCATCGCGTTGCGAACTACGCGGAGTGATTGCCATGAGCAAAGAAAAAATTCGAGCCGCGATGGAAGCGGCGGGCCTCGTGCTGCCCAAAGTCATTCCGTTTCTGAAGCGGGACAGCTCCAAAACTTACGATCTCTATGCCGGGCCTTATGGCGCGACCAAGCATGTTCGCATCCACGCTGATTGCGACCATGACGAACTGCAGGCCGCGTTCGAGGCATTGAGGTAATCAGGCAATGACCAAGACGCCGGTTTCCCTCGGGGTTCAATCGAACCCCGGTCGCGTTCCCGCTGCGGGCGTGGCGCGTCTCATCAATTGCTACGCCGAAGATGCCGGCAACGAAGGCAAGGTGCGGTTTCCGATCTATGCCGCCAACGGCTACACGAGTTTTTCCACGCTTTCCGGCGGTAGCGCCGTGCGCGCGGCGATGGATTTTGACGAAACCCGCCTCTACGTCGCGGCTGGCGATAAAATCTGGAAGGTAACAAACGCCGGAACCTCAACGCTGGTTTCGGGAACGATCTCGACAGGCGGCGTCGTTACGATGGCCCGTAACCGCAAGGCGCCGGATGCGCAAATCGGCATCGTCACGTCGGACGGGCATTACTACATCCTCGACACATCTGACGATACGCTGACGGAAATCGTCATGCCGGTCGATTCCGCAGCGGTCGTCGCCCTATGCGTCTTCATTGGCTACTTCGTGCTCTTTACCGCCAACGGCGAATTTTATGTCACCGATTTGGATGACGGGACGGGGATTGACGATCTGAACTTCGCCGCGGCGGAAGCCAACCCGGACGGCGGATCGGCATGTGCCACGCGCGGGCAGGATCTTGTTTTATTCGGACCAAAGTCTGTCGAATTTTGGTCGGTTGCGGTCGATGCGGATTTTCCGGTCCAGCGTGCCGCTTCGATCAATATCGGCGCGTGGCTCAAATCCTGCGTGTGCAGCCTTGTCACCGTCAAGGACGGCGGCATGACCGATACGCTGGCCTTTCTCGGGACCAACTCCGAGGGGGCCTTTCTCGGGGTCATGCTGCTTGACGGCTATGGCGCCGCGAAGATTTCCACCGCCGAAGTCGAGCGCGTAATCAAGAACGAAACCGACCCCGATACGATCCGGCTGTTCCCGCACACCGAGAACGGCCATGTGTTCCTGATCGTCACCGGATCGACGTTCACGCGCGCCTATGACACGACGACAGGTTTCTGGCACGAACGCAAAAGCTCGGGGCTTGATCGCTGGCGGGCCATCACATCAACGGCTTTCGCCGGCAAGGTCATCCTTGGCGATTACAACGCCGGGGCGCTCTATGAATCGCGCGGCGATCTTTACAACGCATCTGAGGCTTGCACGATCCAACTCCGTCATTCCAACGACAACGGCGAGACGTGGAACGCGACGCGGACAAAGACGATCTCGGATTCGTCCAACCCGGCACAGCGGATCAAGTTCAACCGGCTCGGCATGTCGAAGCAGGGCGGCAAGGTTCTGGAATTGACCGTTACTAAGGCACTCAGAGAAGGAACGGACGACGTGTCGATGATCGTCACGACGCCCGCCGTTCATTCCTACCCGAATCCGATGAAATTCGACGCGCTTTACGTCGATGCCATTACCGGGGTTTCAAAAACGTCGGAGCCGAAGGGTCTGATGCAGCTCACAATTGACGCCAGGAGCGTGCAAGGCTGATGGCAGACGGATCAACCCCGGTCCCTCAAATCGCGCTGCCGAGCCAATCTGAGCCGATTATCGACCGCTACAGGCGGTGGACTCCGAATTGGTGGAAGTGGATCAAGCCGCTTCTCGAAGTCACCAACGACAATTCAAAGAAGCTGGCGGCGCAAGCGACGAACATCGACACGATCAACGCAGCGATCGAGCAGGAACAGACAGTCAGGGCCGATGAAGACGCGGCGCTTGCCAGTCAGATCGATACCATCTCGGCCAACTACCAGTCGGCCGATGATCTGCTTGAAGCCTCGTTCACATCACAAATCCAGAGCGAGCAAACGGCCAGGGCCAGTGCGGACGGGGCGCTGACGACCCGGATTGATAATATCGAGTCCGACTATCAGGCCGCCGACTTCACCCTGCAATCGAACATATCGAGCGAAGCAACGGCCAGGGCCAGTGCCGATGGTGGCTTGTCGGATCGCATCGATACGGTTGAGACGAATTACCAGACCGCCGACAGCACACTCAATGCCGCGATCACGAGTGAAGCAAGCGCCCGTGTTGCCGGTGATGGCGTCAACGCGACGAACATCTCGACGGTAACAAGCCAGGTCAACGATCTCACGACAACGGTCACAGAACAGACGATCTCGATCAACGGCGTGCAGGCGAAGTGGGGCGTCAATGTCAACAATAACGGTCGGGTAACAGGGTTAGAGCTTAATTCCGGCCTCGACAACCTGACGACCTTTGCCATTCTGGCGGATCACTTCGTTATCGTACATCCGACAGCAAACGGCACGACGATACAGGCGTTCATTGCCGGGCTGGTCAACGGCATCGCCTCGGTCGGGATCAATGGCAATCTGATCGTGGATGATACGATCACCGCCGACAAGATCGTCGCCACGACGCTTTCAGCGATCACGGCGAACCTCGGGACGGTCACGGCCGGGCTTATCCAGAATCCAGCAGGCACGTTGAAGTTCGATCTGCCCAACATGAGACTGTATCGGACAGACGGTAAGTTCGACCTGAACGCCAGCGCCAATACCTTCGTGATGAAGCCCTAGATGGCGCCCCCGAGGCTTGTGGTTGACGGCAACACCAGCCGTGCCGCGATTATGATCAACACCGATCCGGGAGATACAGCGGCCAATATAGCCGACTCGTCATTCGCTGATCCTCTGGCGAATTTCGGTGACTGGAAATGGGCCGGGCATCCGGACGTTGATTACCTCGGGATTGTCTCAGCCAAAACCGGAAGCGTCCCGTTCTATGTAAACGCTGGCGGATGGGTTTTGCAAGAAACGCCACCGCCAGATGTTGCGCCCTACAAGTATCGAAGAACACTCTTTGCGCACGGTCTCAGCTACACACCGATCGTTATAGGCTATCTGACTGTTGACGGACACAATCTGCCGCTTGCTGGGGATTCTTACTTCAATATTCCAAGCGGGTCAGATCAGGGCTATCACGTTTTCAACGTCTACGCCGACGCGACCAACGTTTACCTCTATACGGAAATCAATGGCGGCAACTTTCGCCCCTCATCGGGTCCGGTCTACAATTATACTGTCTATGTCTGCAACATGGGGCTGGACGGAAGCGGGAACCTCGTCCGGCCGCCGCTCAATTCCGGGTTTGAAGCTTCAGGTTCGCGGCTACGTTGCGGCCGGTTCGATACCAATTACGGGTACTTCTACAAGGACACGAGCGGCGCCGTTCCGATCTATCGCGGCCGGTCGCTGAGCATCGACATTGGAAGATACCCGTCGAGTTCGACGACACACGCTCTCGGCTACGTCTTTAACGTCAACGGCTACAACCTCACCAGCAAGCGCACGCTATCGACGACTGATGACATTGGATGGAGCTGGCCTGGGACGGATTCTTCCGCTGCCTCGCTCCAGAAAATGTCCGCCGCCATGCCAGCAGCATCTCCGGCCCTCGATGCCGGATCGGGGCGGATCACGTTCGGCAACGTGCTCGATACCGACCGCAATATGTTCCTGATCTCAAATGCGATCCTGAACAAGACGGTGACGATCCCGTCAAGCACAGTCACCAGCCTAACCTCCTACCTCAATGAGACGTTGACCTATGACCTTGGCAGCGTTCACCCAAATGCCACGGATGTTCTGGGACTCGTGACGTTCGATGGGCAAACACGGTCCTTGGGCGGAACGAACGTCGTCTACTTCCAGAACTTACCGATGCGTGGCTCACGCTATCAGGAGCAATCTGGGAACGTCAGCCAGTTGGCAGCAACACTGTTCTTTGACATCGCGATCTCTGGCGGGAAGCTCGTTCTGACCGCCAAGCGTAAAGTCCCGCGCTTGACCAATACGCGCACGTATCGCGGGACAACGATCAAGGTCAACGCACTCGTCGGCGCATTCGACTACTAATCTTCAGAGGGCATCATGGGTCTTTTCTCGACGCTGTTTGGCGATGATTCCGGCGCGCGTGATGAATTACGACGTGCGCAGGCGGCGGCTCAGAAACGCCTCGATGCGGCACGTGCGGAAGCAAAAGGCCAGATTACCCAATCGACAGGAGAGGCTATCGGCACGCTGGGGTCCGGGTATGATTCCGCCATCGACACGGCGAACCAAGGTTATGACACCAGCCTCGATGCACTGACGAAAGGTCTCGCGGATTCCACCCAGACGCTTCGGGATGCAGAGACCAGCGCCACCAACTATGTCAATCAGGGCGCGGACGCGGCGCGAACCGCCTACGGCAACGCCAACACCGCGATTGATGCTGCTACGGCGGCGGGACGGAACCTGGCGCAGCCCTACATCGACAGCGGCACCAAGGCGAACGATCTTTACAATACCGCTCTTGGGCTAACAGGCTCCCCCGAAGACGCCGCAGCCTTCTATGACAACTATGCCGCCAATGATCCCTTTCGCGAATATAACGACGAACTGGCGAACAAGGCCATCATCGCAGCGGCCAACGCCAATGGCATGAAGACTTCTGGACGGACGGACCTCGCTCTGTCGCGGGCGCAGTTGGAGCGCGGCTCGACCGATCTCAACAATTACCTCGAACGCCTGAACAACGTCGCCACCAGAGGATTGCAGGCGGCCGATAACCTCGCCGGACGCGAACAGAACGCCGGCGCCCAAACGGCAAGCGTCTACGGCAATATCGCCAACCTCGAAACCAACACCGGAAGCTCACTCGCGGATATCGCAACGAACACCGGCAACAACGTCGCTGGATTGCAAACGGGTTTCGGCAAGGATTCAGCCAACCTTTCAACCAATCACGCCAATCAGGTTTCGGGGCTTGAGGTCAACAAGGGAACCGGCATTTCCAACCTGCAACTTGGGCAGGGCAATGCCCTCGCCAACATCGCACTGAACTCCGGCGATCAGGACGCATCGAACCGTATCGGTTTGGGCAATGCCTTGGCAGACAGCCGGGCAAATAGCGGCATCATCAACGATCTGGCACAGGCGGCAGGCGTCGGCCTCAAAGCCTTTTCCTTGAAATAAGGAGACGACAACCGTGGCATTGCTCCCGCTCGCGCGTTATCCCACACGTCGGCCGATCGATTTGTCTCCCGTCAGTGAAGGACTGGATGCGCTCGCCAAGTCCAACAAAGAGGCGAAAGACCTTGCCATCCGGCAAGCGGCCGGCGCCAAGCTCGCGGCCGGTGACACATCGGGAGCCGAGAACGAACTGTTCAACGCCGGGTATTTGAATCAGGGGCTAACGCTTCAGAACACCGCCGCAACGCAGAAACGCAATGCAGCACAGGATCAGGCGGTGCTGGTCAACCGCGTCGGTGGCCTGTCGCAGATCGGCTTGAGCGAAACTGACCCGAACCGCAAGGGCGCCATTCTCAATCGCATGTTCGCGCTTGATCCAAAAATGAAGTCGGCGTTTGAGGCGGACGGGATTGATACCTCAAACCCGGATGCGGTGTTCTCGCACGGGATTTCAGAAGCGCAAGGTTACAAGGGGTATCAAGACCCCAACGATCTGGAAGCGCAGAAGCTGGGTCTTGAGAAGGACCGAGCCTCGATCGATCTGGCGCGGGCGCAGGCCGAGGCTGCGCGGCAGAAAGCCGACGATCCGCTCGCGACGTTCCTCGCCAGCAAACTCAATCCGCAACCGGGACAGACAGCCGCTCCCACACGATCGCAGCCGCCGGCGACATTCCAGCCGCAATCATACGAGGGAGCACCGCAGCAGCCGATGCTGCAACCGGCCAGCAATGTCACCATCACACCGGGCCAGCCGCCGCAGCCTGCCCCTGGCGTCGTTCTAACGGGCAATGAGACATCAACGCCAGAGACTCCGGCCCCAACGCCTCAGCCGCAGTCACCGGGAGCCGTCTATTCACTCCCCGGCAATGAGATCGTGCAAACCCCGCTCGGTCCCATGAGCCGCGACCAAGCCCGCACGATCGGCGCTTTGTCGGCGGCACGAGGCCGTGGCGAATTTGGCAAGATGATGATCGATGCGGCCTCTGGCGGCCAGCAGAAGCTCGGCCAGACCGGCGCCAATCAGAACGACAAAGATAGTGTGGCGACCGTCAACCAGATCGCCGCGCTCGACAACATCAAGAAGTCTTACGATCCGAAGTTCCTCAATATCCAGAACCGGCTTGGCTATGCCTGGAACGGCCTCGTCTCAAAACTCGGCAATATCAAGCCGGAAGATGCGCAGGATCTGAAGAACTATACGACTTTCCGGCAGTCGTCGTTCAAGGTCGTGAACGATACCCTGAAAGCCATGTCGGGCGTCGCTGTCACGCCGCAGGAAATGGAGCGCCAGCTTCAAGTCTTGCCGAACCCCGGACAGGGAATCGGAGACGGCGACTCCCCGCCTGAGTTCGAAGCCAAGCTGGATAATTCCATTGCCTGGCAGAAAGCCGCGTTTGCACGGCAAAACTATCTCCGATCTCAGGGCTTCCAGGGCAAGCCGTGGGAAGCGGGAATTGCCGTCAATGACATGCCACAGATCATCAATCAGCGCGGCCAGCAGCTTCGTCAGCAGCTTCAACAGCAGTTCCCGAAGGCATCCCCGATGCAGCTCGATCAGACCGTAACAAAGAAGATCAAGCAGGAGTTCGGAATTTGACCGATTACTTCGCGCTCGCAACCGGCATCGGCCAGCCTGATCAGGAACAGCGCCGTCAGCCTGACGCACCCGCGCCACAAGGCGGGCTCAAGGGCGGCATTGGTCCGCGCTATGACGACTTTGCCAATCTGAGAACGCCACAACAGGCGGCGCAGCCTCAGCCGCCCGCCGTTGCTTTGCCGGAACGGTCCGCGCCGCAGGAAGCAAGCATTGTTCCAGTCGTCGATTACTTCAAGGCTGCGGCCGGTGTTGGCGGCGACAGCGCCGCTGCGCCATCGAACGCGCCCGATCCCAATGCGACGCCTGATGCCTCAACGTGGCTCGGACGGCGCGTGCAGGACATCGAGGGCAAACAGGATCAGCGGTTCAAGGATGTGGGAACTGTTTTCGATCAGTTCCCGAATGAGCTTCGCGGGCCTACTGCCTCAGCCGCCACGTTCGGCGCCGATGACGCAGCGATGGGCGACATCATCCAGAAAAACCTTGGCGACAAGTTCATTCGCCGGGAGAAAGACGCCAACGGTTACGATATTTTCGTGACGCGCGGACCGGACGGCCAAGAGCAGATCGGCTATCTGAACAAGCCCGGCCTTGACCTTCAGGACGTGGCGCGGGCGGGTTATGGATCTTTGCCCTATCTTGCAGTTGGTGGCGTAACGGGCACGGCTCTGAAAGGAGCGGGCGTCGGACTTCGGATGCTTGGTCAATTCGCCGGCAATGCCGGAACGAGCATTGCCGGCGATGTCGCGACGACGGCGCAGGGATCAGAACAGGGTATCGACCCGACCAAGGCCGCGATTGTGGGAGGCTTTGGAGCGGCCGCAGAGCCGCTGGCGAGCACGGGGGCGGCGCTCTGGCGCAAGTTCGTTACCGTTCCAGGCTTGATCGATCGGACTACCGGACAATTGACGGCGAAGGGCATCGAAGCCGCGCGCCAAGCCGGGCTTGATCCGTCCGACATCACACCGGACTTTGCGCAATCGTTCGCGAAATCTCTTGCCACCTCCGGCGATCCTGCGCAGGCCGCAACACAGGCGGGGCTCGATCGGTTCGGCATCCCTGCGACCAAAGGCCAGATCACCAAAGACCCTTACCTGCTGACGCAAGAGGAAGGGATGCGTCGGCGCCTCTACGGTGAAAGCGCACAAGATACGATGCGCGGCTTCGACCAGACGCAGCAGGACGCCATCCGAACGGCGGCGCTCGGACAAGATATGGCAAACCCAATCCCGCCCGCAGGGCCAAGCGCACCCCGGCAAGGTATAGGCGAGCAGATCAATCCGACCCGCCAACCCGGAGGCAGCGCGCATGATCGTATGCCATCCACATTGGGTAACAATGTCCGAGACACTTTGATTGATGCGCGCGAGGCGGCCCGCAAGCAAGAGTCTGCACTCTGGCCCGACGAGCCTTTGACGCCGAGGTCTGTCAGAACCGAAACTCCGGACGCTATGACACCGCTAACGGGCGTCAAGCAGAGCACGATCGAAATGGCTGGCGGGCCGCTTCTCAAAGACAATCTCAAATCCAGCATAGAACCATTTGCAAACGTCATTAGCCCAGAAAACACGCCGGCAGCCTACAAGATGTGGGGCTATCTCAACGACTTCATGGCTGGCCGCAAGCCAAACACCGCCCTTCATAGTTCCCTTGGCCTGGAAGGCGCCCGCGATGTTGATAGCGTTCGCAAGGCGCTTGGCATGATGGTCGACGATGCGTCCACAAACACAGATCGTGCCGCCGCAAAAGCGATCTACCACTCGTATAATGATTGGTTGAGCGAAGCCGCCGAACAGGGCTTGCTCAATGGCGATCCGGCGACGGCGTTGCAGTTGGCGAAGGCGCGCGGCTTTTCGCGTGATGTGCGAGAAATTTTCAATCCAAAGACCGCCGATGGCAAAGTCTCCCCGGCTGGTCAACGCCTCGCAAAACTTCTCGACACGTCGAAACTCGACAGCGGCGAAAGCGTCATCAACACGCTTCTTGGGTCGCATGGATCGAAATCCGTATCGCCGGGAACGATCAGCACACTAAAGAACATCAAGACGGCGCTTGATCGGTTCGCCACGCCAGAAGATGCAGCGCAGGCATGGAATGACATACGGCTGGCGCATTGGACAAGGCTTGTGACCGGGCGCAACGGCGAAATGCTTGGACCGACAGCAATCTTGAACAACATCAAGAGCGCCTTTCAAGGTCAGGGCGACTTGATGAAAACGCTGTATGCTCCCCTTGAGGTCCGGCAGATGCGCGAGTTTGTGCAGGCGCTATCTGCGGTATCGTATAAGCCTCCGAACGCTTCGGGATCAGGCTATTCCGCAGCTCAGTTCGCGAAAGACAGCCTCTTGAAGCTGTTGGACTCATTCGGGATTGGAACACCCGCAAGGGCGGTGTTCGAACGGACGGGTATCGGCAATGCTTGGAATGCAGCGGCGGCAAAGCAGGCTGTAAGTCGAATCGCCAGACCGCAACGTCCGAACCTCGCACCCTTTGCCGGCGCAATCGGCCAGGCCGATGTTCAATCCCGGTCCCAATAACGCCGCGACAAGCATAAGACCACGACGCCGATCAAGAATATCGCGATGTGATCCCATCGGTGGTGTTCGCGCGCCCACATCATCCACCAACCAAGGGCGGTCATAACCAGGGTCGTCGTCAGGAAGATCAGCACCGCCAGGATTCTTGGCGAGCGGCCGAGCCACAAGCGGAAGCGGTCCATCGGGGATAGGAAATGTCGTCTTCGTCGAAACAGCATCACTCCTTTTACCAGTCCCGCCATGCGAACGGCAAATGGAAACCGTCCGATCAACAGCCCGCACCCCCCGAAATCACACTCTATGAAGTCGCCGTCGATAGCCGCAAGCCGGAACCGATGAGCCAGGACAACGCTCTTTTTGAGGTCGGATATGGCCGCTAAGACCCTTCTCGATCTTGCGGCTGAAAACCCGAAGGGATGGGGGGAAGCGCCAGCGGCGCCCGATCTCGCCAACGTCGGATCTGTTGTCTATCGCGATGAGCAGGGCAACCCCTACGATGCCAACGGCCGGCGCATTTATGAAATGCACGCGCCGCAACCTCAGCCGAGCTTGGGCGAATCTCTCCTGAACATCGCGGAAAGCCCGGCAAAGATGCTGGTCGGCGCGGTAACAGAGCCCATTAGCGCCCTGCAACGGCTGGCAGAAAACTCAGTCGATGAAAACGGCAATATCGCAATCCCGAATCCGGAGAACCCACAGAACCAGCAGGACGTGTTGACCGGCATTCTCTCAATGTATGGCGGGAATGCGTTGAACCCGGCACGGCTGATG